CGGACTTGCGGTACTTGACGCGGCGACCCTCACCAACAGGTGTGATCTCTTTTTGTTCGCGCAGGGTGTCGAGTTCGCGGAGGGAGCCAGAGATGTAAAAGGCTGCAACCTCGCGAGTCATCAACGCCGGCGCAAATTCTATGCGCAGGTTGTTCATGCTGCCACCTCAAACCATGAGGCGGTTGTTACGTTAAGTACCGAGCTGATACGACGAAGCTCGGCGACGGAAAGGTTGCCGTCGCCGAGTAATCTTCTTTCGAGTGTGGGATATGCAATGCGAGCTTCGGCAGCTAGACGCTGCTTACTGATCGCGCGTTCTTCGCGGAGGGCATTGACTCTTAGTCCAATGTCGTCTGCGTGCGTTTCGGTTGCCATATAGGGAGTATGGCTCCCCAAGTGGGGACTGTCAAGCCTAAAAGCCACTTTTCCCGATAATAATTAGCTGTTGCCAAATGGGGATTAGCGGGTAACCTATTTCGAGTGAATGAAGAAATAACCCGTGACCCGTACAACACGGCGGTAGCGTCAGTATTGAACGACGCCTACATACGCCTGAATTCCCCGATGACCCGCCTGGTGCGAGCCACGGGAAAGTCGAAGAATACGGTCTTGCGGTACCTAGCTGGCGAGCGCGATATTCGGGTCGCCGAACTTAGGAAGTTCGCGGGAGCCTTGGAATTGTCCCTAGAGCATATTTTCGCTGAGGCTGATCGACGCGTTGAGTAATTCAACCGTGGACACCCCCAGCGCTATCGCGAGACGCCGAACATCCCCAATGCTCATTGCCTCAACCGGGCATTGACCTAACCGTTCATGTCTTTCCGTCACTTCATGTCCTCCCATTGATGGGGAGCCTACTGCCGCGCACAGACATGAGTGAGCCACAACTTAGGTTGTGGTGGAAAGTGTTGAACCACTTTGTTTGTGTAAACGGGGGACGCTCAAAACCACTTACTGAACAACCCCCCTTAAGGGGGCTATCCAGTGCGGCGGTCAGACAATTTCTGCATTGCGTCAATCGCATCCTTCGAGGACACGTGTTGGTAGTTGCCGGTCACACCTGGTGATTTGTGCCCCACGACTTCGCCAATGGTGCGATCGGGTACGCCGGCAGCGGTGAAGTCTGAAATGGCAGTGTGTCGCGCCCAGTGGGTTGTCACACCTTCGGCGGCAACTTGGGCATCGGCTAGTAGCGTCTTCCACTGTTGTTGGTCGTGGCGCGAATCAATCGGTGTGCCGTCAGTGTTGGGCCAGAGCAAACCATAGGGGTTCGGGCGTAGTGATAGTTCGGCTAGGTGCTGCTCGAGTGCTGTCAGCAATGATTGGGGCAGGGGGAATGTGCGTGCTTCGTTTGACTTCGGCGGCAAGAGTACAAATCGCCCCTTGAGCACACGGTGTTCCATGCCGTCTGGGGTGATGAGTTGTTTTGTGGGGCAGCGGCCAGCAGATTTGGCGCTGCACTCCCCCTCGTGGCCGTGCTTGTAGTTCGCTTCGACCATGTTCCAGTGGACAGTGAATAGGCCGCGTTCGAGGTCTACGCTGTCGAGTGTTGCGCCGAGCCGTTCACCTTGCCGGATGCCCGCGTAGAGCGACACGAGCCACTTGGAGCCATCTGGACGACCCGCTGCGGCTTGGAGGATACGCAGGGTCTCGTCGGGGCTTAGGGTGCCGCGTGTGGTCTTGCCTGCCTTGGGGCGGTGAATGTCTTTGGTCACATTCGCTGTCACCAGACGCTCGAAGCGTGCAGCCTCGAACATGGATGACATGACGTTGTGAGCTTTGAGCTGCGACGACGACGAGAGCCCTTTGGCTTTCATCTTGTCGTAGATCATTCGCAGATCCGATGGGCGCACCTCTTTGAGGTTCTTGCGACCGATAGCGGGCAGTATCCAGTTATTGGTGTACGACCGGTATGTTCGGAATGGCTGCGGTTTCATTTTTGGTTCGCAGATGTTTGCTAACCAGTATTCGCTCCATGCGGCGACAGTCTTGTTGCCCAGTGGTGAGCCGGTGCTGTCGATCTCTGCTTGTAGCGCCCGGAGCTTGATGCGAGCTTTGGATTCCGACCGCGAGCTGACACGCTTTTGTTTGCGGCCACCGTTCTCGTTTAGTCCAACGTCAACGACGCCAATCCAGAGGTCGCGCTTTTCGTCATGGTAGAGGCCACCTTCACCTGATTTGCGTGTGCGTGGCATTCCCTACTCCTTTTGACGATAGATGGAGCCTCCACCCTTGCCGCGCATTGTTAGCCCTTGTCCTTGTCGCGGGTCAGCGCTTCCGCTTGGCGCCTAAGGCTTTTCACCATTGCGTGCGTGGGGTCAGCCTCAAAGCCAGCGGTGAACTCGCGGCTGACAACGAGACCGTTCATCATCTTGCTCTCGCTGATTTCAGCCTCATTGACTAGATGCACGGTGACCTCATCGGTGCCGAAGTATTCTGCGGCTATCATCTCGGCTGCTTCTATTAGTGAGGCGCGGTTTGGGCCACTCACGGTTCCAGTCATCATCGTGTCCTGCTTCCTTGTTCTGTCATTGTCGGGTTCGGTGCGTGGGCGGGGTTCGGTATCCCGCCTGCTTATCTGCTGTGAGCACTCCACACGGCTCCGTTGATCACTCCGGTGTGCGTTGGTCTTCTATGGAATACGTGGTTGAATAAGTTCATGTTCGTTCCTTGTCAGTAGCTTGGGACGTTCTGGGCCTCGAAGTGTTAGCGCACTTCGGGGCCTTTCTTGTTGTTTCAGTGTAGGTATACACAAAGGTTTACACAAGAGACGGCAAACGTATGTTTGCCATTGTTGCACCGGATGTCTGCCATAACCGCTAGTTTCTGCGGATTATGGGGTGTTTATTGGTGCCCCTGGAGGGATTCGAACCCCCAACCTGCTCCTTAGGACGGAACTGTATTGGTGTCGAGCCTCAGGGGTTTTACCCTTTGTTTAACTACAACTTGAGCATACTACCCACCCATAGGTTTACACAAGGGTTTACACAAAGACCCCAATCACTCCGCCAATGACAAAAAGCCCCGCACCTACTCCGAAGAGTAAGCACGGGGCTTAGTTGTCTATCTACTGGCAGCAGGACGTGGATTCTTCCATCGCGTCTGCCGGGTCTGTGGGCACTTCATATTCGGGGCCGCTCATTCAGCAACCTCGCGGTTTGGTACCTGGTACACAGCGGCAGCGGTGAGGATTGCGAGGACGAACGAGATCCACTGTCCCCAATCGGCAGGAATGAACCCTGCACCTGCTGTTGCGATGGAACCAACAATGGCGACAATGAACTTTGCGTACTGGCTAATCTTCTGAATCATGGTTTCTCTTTCTCTTCGACCGCGTTGTGCGGTTGTGTCTGTTCTTCGATTTGGTCGGATAGTTTTTCGTCGGTCTCGTGTAGATCCTCGACGGACTCTTCTAGCCCGTCCAAGCGGTGGTAGATGCCCTTCACGCCGAGCTCGACACGTTCCATTGAGTCCTTCACGGAGGTGCCGTTGTTGTAGTGCACCTCGTGGTGGATGTCGGCTAGCCTCGCGTTTTGTTCAGCCATCGTCTTATTGGTACTGACCATGAACACCGGCAGTTCTGCCAGTGCGTCAAAGAAGCGGATAACCTTTTTCAGCCACGGCCAGAAGCGGATGAGGAATCGGGTGATGACGTAGAGGCCCGCGGCGATTGCGCAGATCGTCGCGAGGGTTTGAATCCCGCTTACGGCCCCTAGCGCTGTCCAGTCGAAAATCGGCATTAGACCCCCAAGGGCTAGTAAATTAGTTGAGAATGATTTAAACTTTGCTTATGAAGAACATGACGAAAGGGATCATCGCCAGCCTCAGTGCTGCAGCTGTAATCACGACCGGCGCGATCGTTGGTGTGTCCGCAATGGAGGCTGCACCTGAGGAAACTCGTGCTTCGGTCGTAACCGTTGACGAGAACACGTTGCGTCAGGAAACCCCCAACACTGTTCGTCAAACCGTTCTCCCTGCACCCGTTGTCGAAGAAGCTGTTATTGAACCAGCCCCAACACAGGAGCCTGCATCAGAACCCGCACCAGCTCCAGCGCCTGAACCGGCACCTGCACCGAACTACGGAACACCAATCCCTTGGATTGCTGACTCGAACCCGAACAACGCAGAAGGCGGATATTGGGACACCACGCAGTGTGCGTCAGGCGCCGGATACCAAGCACCAGACGGCAACCAGTACTGCGCTAACTAAACCCCTACAGCGGCAAGCCGTGACTGGATATCGTCAATCTGCGCCTGTTGGTCTTTTGCGGCCATGATCAGCAGAATTGCGAACCGTTCATGCTTCACTCCGTCAGGTAGTCCTTCTTCGGTGTAGTCCACTAGCCATGTCAGTCCGAGGTCGTGGATCTCTTCAGCGATCACACCCCATTCGACCGCTGCTTCTTTCCCGCTGAGTTCTACTGCTCCGAGGTATCGGAAAGTGACCACCCGAAGTTTGTCCATGATCGATCGCACATCAAGTTCAGCCGTCACGATGTCGCGCTTGTAGCGCCTAGATGATGGGACGTAACCCATCTGCCCTGAACTGTCCACGTATTGCACCTTGTACGGTGAGCCACTCACAAGCCGGTTGTAAACATCTGTGGACTTGACCCCGCCGTGGAATGTGCCAGTTGAACCCGACACCGCGCCGCTCGCGGATATAGTGCCTGACGCAGAAATGCTTGCCATGTTGACGGTGCCAGAACTCAGATATGAGTCCGTCGCGGAGATCACGGTGGCGTTCAGGTTCACCAATGCGGCCTGCACCTGATTGACAAGTGAAGCAATGTTGGTTCCTGAGGGTCGCGCCAGCTCAGCAATTTGACGCTGCAACTCTTTGTGTGCCGCGATGATCGGTTCTAGTGAGTCTCCGCGTGGGGTTGGGTAGCCTGCCATCAGTTGCCTACTTTCGGTGCAAGATCAATTTTCACGAACCGGCCACGTTCATCACCAGACATTCCAATGATGCGGTGACGAACTGTTTGTGCTTGGGTGAGGAACGGATCGCCCAGCCCGGTGAGTGGATCCCATTTATCGAATACAAGATCGGCAAAGTCACCAACCCGGTACTGCCCCAGTTGTGGGCCACCAGATAACCCCTTCTCATCCGTTGGGTACGCCTCAGCAGTGAACGACCACACCTCATAAGGCGACAACCCTGCACGCACCATTGCGGTCGCGTAAGAGTCCAATGTGGGCTGTTCACTGACGGTGGAGTGTGACGAGTCGATGTCTTCCATGAGGGGAAAACCAGCATCAACAAGTGTGGGGGCATAAGCTCGCGCAACCAGAACAGTGTCTGTCTGCCGACCACCAACCTGCCAACCCAGCGACAACTGCCGCGAGCCATCCTCTGAGATCGTGAGGTTAGACACAGGCGACTTCGGAGCAGTGACAGACCACAGTGGCGCCGATTCCGAAGTAACTAATGGGCTTGCGTTTGTGCCCGTTCTGAACAACCATTCAACACCCAACATGTCTGCGGTGAAGCGTGGCTGGAACGAAAACTCCGGCCCATCCTCCCTATTGGCAAGATCCTCAATGGCCTGCATAACAGGTTTGAAATCGAGACCGAGGTAATCCTTCTCATGTGTGCCGGCTTCGTCCGCCTGGAACACAATCGGCAGATCACTGCCAGTCCACAGGCGTGCTTGCTCGACAAGGCGTTTAGCGATCGTCCCCAACGACAACGCACTGTAAGAGCTCGTCAATGCTGGGTTCGCCATCGTCTTAGACGTATCCGTGGGGTCGGGGATGGTGAACTGGTCAACACCAACAGAAGCAGCCAACAGGGGCAGAATCAGGCGGTGGTTGAAATATGACCCCATGCCCTTCGCCGCCAACTCGAGGGTGCGGGTGTCGCGAGAATAGTTGCGAACCCAAACAGGGCCAGCTTCCATAATCGTGTCACCTTCCACCACAGCCAGAAACGATTGTGTGGGCGTTGCTGTGTTGAATAGTTCGAGGGCTTGAACGTCAGGGTCGTTCAGGTCAACAGTCACGTTGATGGTTCCCGCAGTGAGGTAGCGACATCCCCACTGTCCGGTCATCACCGGCAGATCGAGGATGCGCCTACCAGTTCTTAAGTTGCCGATGATATAACGTGTGCTCATGCCAGCTCCTTCTCGGCGCGACGCGCCAGATAGTCACGCCGCCGCTTGGCCATGAACGCCCGACATTCCGTACACCGACACTCGCGGTACTCGTACTCTTGGCGGGTGCCATGCTCAGGAACCCGGTTCTCATTACGCTCAGTGATTGTGGCTCGCTGCATCTCGGTCCATTGGGCACCGGATCGCCGTGCCGCAAGTCGTTTCCGGATCTCATCGCTGCCCATAGAGAAGGGCACGCCGTCACGGGCTATGTCGTTCGTAACCGGATAGCCAGCCTCTATGAGAGCCTCAATCCACCCCGCTTCGAGATACGCTCCCGCAGTCTCATCACTGGCTGATTCCAGTAGGGCTATCCGCACATGCGACGGACCGACTTCCCGCATAACAGCGTGCACTCGAGATGGGCCACCATGCCTTGCCTTGTATCGGTGCTCAGTAAGGCGACGTGCGAGTGGTGCGCGGGTGCATCCCACGTAGAAGAACCTGCCGTCGCCGTCGTGCAGCGCGTAGATGGTGAACTGTGTTCGGGTACCATTCACGGTAGCCCTCCAATCGCTTGTACCGATATGTGGGGTTAAGCCCCGGCTTGTGTTTCCGCACTAGCCGGGGCTGTTCCTATTCTATCGGACGCAACCCGCCTGGCGGCACTTTGCATGTGTTAGTCCTTTACTATTGCCGCTCGTGCCGCTGATCCGTTTTCGCTAGCGGTAGGGACTTTGATTAGCGCCGCCAGTTTTGTGTAATCAATGGTTGTGGTTGTTGCCACGATCTTTGCCGCGTTCTGTGCCGCAACTTTCTCGTATGAGTCCCATTCGGCTTGTGAAACGGTCAGCCCTGGCTTGCCCACGAACCTTGACCACGCATTGTCGTCTGCCGAACCATCGGTAGTCACGAAGAATGTGGTTGAGTCGAAGAACGCAACCTTCTTGGTGTCTCTTAGTGCTGCTCTATACATTTCTTGTATCTCTTTCTTGGTTTCTGGTATAGGTGTGCCGGACGATCCGGCTGGCGACGCTCCGGCCTTGGCGCGGGCAACGATAGAACCTACTGTGCTGGGGCCGGGGCAGAACGTGGGGTAGCTCGCCCCGTAGGTGTTCCAAAGGTCACGATGACCGAGAACGTGTCTGATTGTGTAGCGGCTGCGCAAATCAACGAGCAGTCGTGCAGCAGCGTCGAGAGCCTTAGCCGAGATGGGCCAAGCTCCACCCGCTGACTCGTTCTCAATCTCCACGGTGACCGCACGGTGATCCCATGCAGCACCCTTACCTCCGTCGTAAGAGGAACCTGAAGTCCACGCGCGGCGTTCCTCGGGCACAACGCAAGTAATGCGGCCCTCGTTACTGATGGTGTAATTGGCCGACACTCCCCGCGAACCGCTTACCATTGCCGCAATCACCGCATCATCATTTGTTCCTGCTTGATGATGAATCAGGAACGTATCAATCGTTGATTTTCTTGGCGACGACTGATTGGAAATTCTGACCTGATTGGTTTGTTTGCTGTAAACCATTAGCTCAGACCCATGCTGACACCATCGAACGTCATAAAAATAGTGGGGGTGGAACCTGAGAGAGCGAATGCGCCAGTCGCAGGATAGATTTCCAAAGTTTGCACAGAGCTAACAATGTTAACCATGATCTTCCGCGTCTTGCCCCCGAGCCTGCCCACTAGCGCAGGGATGGTGAAGATTGTTGTGCCACCCGAGGTCGTCCCCGGCTTGATGACACCCTGGAGGTAGAGCACGTCCCCAATGATTCGATACTCTAAAGCACCATAAGATGCGTTGTAGGTAGACCAGCCACCCGACAGCGTTACGGCAAGCCAACCAGTATCCGCGATCGACGCCGAAACCCAAGCAGAACCAGACCAAACCCACCGCGCCGAATCAGCCAACACAACCGCTTGCTGACCCTTCTGCGCTGTCGTCCACAAATCCAGTACGGTCTTCGTGCTGAACGAAACCGTGCCACCCGCAGAAGCAGTGAACGGTGCCGTCTGCGTGATAACAACACCAGCCGAGTTTGTTGCAGTCGCACCCGAAGGAATCAGAACTGTTGCCAACTCCAAAGCGCCAACAGGCAACGACGGCTTCACCGGAACCGCACCCGCAGTACCCTTCACAAATCCAAGAATGGGGGTGTTGTTCGCATCAGGAACCGTGACCGTACCTGAAGCATCATTCTGTTTCGAATAGATCACATCAATGCGAGAGTTCGCACCCGGTGCCGCATCAAGAAGAACATTCGCAGCACCATCATTCGCAAGAAAAATGACACCACCATCACGCACCGCCGCACCTTGAAAACGTGCCACAGAAACATTCATCGTCGCCGACGACGTAACCAGATTCGGGCCAGCAGGCGACAACACACCACCACGCGGCGAACCATCAACATTGCACACCACAAGACCCGAAAACAGGTAACGGGTGTCATCTGCGTCAGTCAGTGCCAGCTTCGCAGGAAGCCCTTTTCGAATAGCCATAATTGCTCCTTAGAGATAACCGGGACTGAGCGTCACCGTGAACTGAGGGGTGCCTGTGACTGCCCCTAAACCTGCAAACTGAACTTGATGAGTCTCACCAGCAGGGATCGCAAAGAACCCACGCTCCGTAATGAACCCACCAACATCTGATTGACCATCGATCGACGCAGAACCAGTCCGCTGATTAATCGACACCGACGACCCCTCAGGGATAGGACGCACAAAACGAATCGACTGACCCGTAGAAACATTCGTCACCACAAAGCCACCCGCCAAACCACCCGTGACAGTGATCGACGGCCACACATCAGCCGTACCCACATTCGTCACCGAGATGCGACCGCTCGCGCCATCGTCGCCCCAATCCCAATACTCCAAAGCAGTCGTACCCAACGGCCACAACAGACCACCACCGGACACCGGAATGCCAGTCGAGGACGTGACCGGATCGCCATAGCGGAGCGGGTCATAAGCGACCACATCAAAGACGAACTTAAAGAAAGGGTGCGCCAACTGATTAGGGCCACGCACACCCGCCAAAGCAACAACCGAAGAAGTTGTCTCGAAAGGTTCCGTCACCCTAAAAGTTGACGGAACCCCACGAGGTTGCATTGCCCGCAACTGCCGAAGTGCCGCATAAGCCGACTCCATATCAGAACCAACCCACGACCCCTCAACAGTGACCGTTCGAGCCGCCCGATAATTATTAGACGACCCAAACGCACCATCAGCCTGCGGACGCTCATTCACCGGAACACGAATGCCGGCACCGTCCCACCAACCAGACCACTCACTGATCGTGAAACCCGTAGACGCCTCATCATCAAAAACAAGACCCTCGAACTGGATAGTTGTCATCCTGCTAACCTCCTGGCGAATTCGCGACCAATGATCGTGCCGTACACCAAGGGATCTTGGGTCTCGATAGCGGGTACGGTGATTGTCACGCTTGTAGGGCCACCCTGTGCGATAGTCGCTGCGGGCGGTGCAGGCGCGAACATTGCTGACGTGTAAGAGTCCGCCTGAATTGCTTTCAACACAGGCCGATACTTTGACGCTTGCGGTTCAGGGGTAACTTCCTCCCCAACCGACAGCATCGCCGGCACAGAGTCAGACTTGGATGTTCCCGGCCCGCGAACCGTTCCACCAGACGCATACCCGAGAATGCCAGAACCCAACTTGCCGGAACCTGTCGCGTTCAACTCGATAGACGCACCAGACCAACGAGCCATGAACTTAGCCATTGCAGCATCGGCAGGATCTGTGTTGATCGTGACAGCGGTTGCAATGTTTTCCGGGATCAGCCCCAACTTGTCGATGTAGGTATTTGCCGCATCTCCTGTAATCCCAAACTTTGCCAACTGTTCGACAAGAGCGGCGCGGCCATCGTTGATGGCTTGTGTTGCGTCTTCTTGTGAACCTGTTTGTTCAAGGATGGACGCGGCAGACTCGAGTGCAGCTCGTGCGATCCCATCTAAGGCGGCCTCATTGTTTCGGCCAGCTTCGGTCGTGATGTCTAACGTTTTACCGTTTTCGATTACCGCATCAGTGGCATCATCGATTGCGGACTGGAACTGACGTTCAGCGTCACGAGCAGACAAAGAGGTTGCACCAAAGTTGCGGATCATGTCAGCAAGATCACTGATCTGATCACCGGCACCCTCAGCAGCACCCTCTAGCTCTGCAATCGCATCCGTGTTGTCCACGGTGCTGCTCGTGGCACCCTCCAGCGCTGCCGCATACTCAGGGAATAACCTTTTGAGCCTGTCGATGGCCGCTTCTGATCCGTCAGTTTGCGCGACAAGTTCTTCCCACGCTGCTGCGGCTTCCTTGGTTTTCCCACCAGCAACAAGGTTTGCCATCGCCATGTCAAGCTCTTCGACGTTCTTCTTCGCAGCCCCCAACGACTGATTAGCGAAACCGAACGTGGCAATCTCAACGCCCGTGCCGATCCAACTGTTTTGAACATCCGCCAAGAAGCTACCGAGATCGTTAGACAGAAGGTCTAAGTTTTTGCGTGCGTCGGCACCAATCCCGAATGCAAAACCGCCACCCCCCAAAGCATCTGAAACTGTTTTGGAAGTGTCGCGGACGTTCCCTAGAGAATCCTCAAGCTCTTTCGCAGAATCGGTGGCACCAGTCAGCCCATCAGCCCATCCCTTCATTTCGTGAAGGAACGAGAGAGCAATGAGAACACCGGCAGCCTTGCCGAGCACGCCCAACACTTTTGCGGTACGTTGCGCAACCGGCCCCAAAGTGACCAGTGCAGCACGGTATGCCGCAATTTTCGGCACCGCCAACAAGAAGGCGCCACCAGAAAGAGCAGCAACACCAGCCAACACAGTCACCACACCAACAGACCCCAACAAAACAGGGTTCATTGTGCTGACATTCTCAGTCAGATCAGAAACACCCTCAGAGGCAGCATTGATCGCCGGCAAAAACACTTGCCCCATTGAAACGGCAGCATCAACGATTCCGTTAGTCGCAACCTGAATCTTCGACGCAGTAGTGTCATACCGCTTATTGGCCTCATCGACCAACGCAGTGTTCTCATCCCACGCCGCATTGCCCTGCTCGAGCGACTTACGCAACACATCACCAGAGTTCGCCATGTTCAACAGCGCACGAGTGGTGCGAATGTCGGTCTGACCTAGCGTCTCGAGGGTGGCAAAGACATCGCCGCCCTCAGAATCAATACGACCCAAACCCTCCACAAATGAGGCAATCGCATCAGCAGGGGCACCCTTGAATGAGCGTGCGAAGTCGGACGATGAAGTTCCAGCAACCTTCGCGAACTCATCCAAATCTTTACCGCCAGCCGAAACCGATTTAGCGATATCAATCATGATCTTCGAGATAGCCGAACCACCGGCCTCAACCTCAACACCGACCGACGAGAGCGCGTTAGCAAGACCCAAAACTTCAGCCTCGGTTAGACCCACCGTCTTACCGGCACCAGCAATACGCGAAGCCATCATTATGATGTCGCGCTCAGTGGAAGCACCGTTGTTACCGAGCTGCACCAGGGCTGCACCCAAACGGTCAACATCGCCAGGAGCGGTCTGCATCACGTTCATCATCTTTGCGATGGACGTTGCAGCTTCCTCAGCGGACAAGTTTGTGGTCTGCCCAAGGTCAACCATTGTGCGGGTGAACTCAAGGATGGAACCCTGCTCCACACCCAACTGACCTGCAGCCTCAGCCACAGCAGCCAACTCCTTATGAGCAATGGGAAGTTCACGAGCCATGCCACGCAAACCCTCATTGATTGCGTCTAGCTGCTCGGGTGTGCCGTCAACAGTTTTCGTTACACCTGTCCACGCTGTTTCCCAATCGATCGCAGCCTTCGCCGCAAGAGCAGCACCAGCCAAAGCCAACGTCCCGGCAGTGAGGGATGCACGCCCAACAAGCTCGTAGGCTTCCTTCTGCTTGGCCATAGCCTCAGCAGAGTCCCCAGCCATTTTCTTGGTGGACTTTGCAGCCTTCTCCATGTTGGCGATGTAGCCATTTACCTCAGCTAAGAGAGTTACTTTCGTGGTTCTGTCGGCCATGAGGTCTTCCTTCCCACAAAAAAATGGAGTAATATTCGGGCATGACAACGACACCCACCACAGCGACTAACTCGCTTGCGATCGGTTCGCTTGTCCTCGGAATTACCGGCCTCGCCATATCCGCAATCGCGGCAGGCGGGATTACCGTGCTAATTGGTGCTGTTGCGGTCGTTCTTGGGGTTACTGGACGAACCCGCGCCAACACACTCGACTACCGCAAAGGGCACACAATGGCGGTGCTCGGCCTTGTTGCCGGAGCACTCACCATCGTGTTATCTGCAATCCCGTTCTTCACTAGCTAGTCGCGTAGTTTCGCTGACCACAGGTGACCTGAACGGTTCATCGGATTCTTCGGGTCGTCATCCTTGTAATAGGCTTTCTGTCCATTCGCGAGTGCTTGCATTGACCAGTCCACAGTTGGCCCCTTGGGTACCTCAAACTTGAACTGATTTGCCGGGTTTGTGGCATCCACTAGCGGAATACCTATCGGGTTTAGTTCGCCCTCATATTCGGCAGATGCAAGCAACCATGCGACCTGTTCAGGGTTCCACTCAGGCTCAGAAACGACAGTGACTTCTTTGATCCGGTTCCACGTCCACGGCTTCCACCACACCACCGGTTCGTATTCGTACAGGTGTTGTTGTGCGGGTTCCCACCCATCGAGACGGCGCAAAGAAACACCGAGCCCGCGGGCTAGTTTGGTTCGCGCCCGGACGTGACCGGTTAGGCTTTTTTTGCTTTAGCGATCTGCTGTTGCGGGTTCCACTCGTTCAGATACCAGATAGCATCCGCAATGAGCCCGATGCTGTGACCGTCGAGAACAGCGAACAGGTCAGCCCACTCTTCAGGACTTAACTCAACTTCTTCACCATCAACGAGAGCAACACCAGACTTCGGCGCAATCTCTTGCACCACCTTGTGAACGTCATACCCGTACCGCAACGCAATAAGACCAGAGCCAACAGCGGGATTCTTCGCCGTAACACTGGCCCACGTTTCGCCAGCAACCTGCTCGAAAACAAACGACTCGACCACGCCGTTGAGCAGAACATCAACGGGGTCACACTTCTCACGAGGGGTAGCCTTAGCCGCCTCCAACTTCGCACCAAAAACAGACATAACAAAATCTCCCACCGTCCCTGCCAAGGGAAAACCGGGCATGTGTGAAGGCAGGGGAACACACACACACCCGGTCGCTTACAGCCCGCTACTAAACAACGATTGCTACGTCGTCCTCAGAGGGGGCAATGATGTACCACGTTTGGGTGATCGTCTGAACACCATTCTCAACAGGGGCATCCTTACGCTGAACACCGCACTCGATGTGCAGAATGTCTGCAACCTGTGCAGCCGTCCAC